TACCATTCTGCATATCTAACATCGATTCATAACGATCTTGAGAAACGCCAGTTTGATGTTTACGTTGAAAAGACTTTCTCTTAGCCGGGTTCTTCTTACGCCACTCATTCGCTGTATCACTACAGACTTGACAAGTTTTAAGCCCAGTCCTGGCCTGACGTGAACAACCATTTTTACTACATATAGTACTCATTACATAAATCCTTCTAGTTGGTCTAACGTCATTTAATTAAGATTTGTCAATGATTAGTCCTGTTCTATAAAAATACATTCTCCTGGACATTCTTCACAAGCTTCTCGCACAGCATCTTCCAAATTTTTAGGGACATTCGCTCTAGCTCCTGATCCGAAATACTGCATTTTTTCATCTTGAACGTAAGCTAATCCATCATCATGCATAAAGAAAACATCTGGAGCGATCTCACTGCAAATTCCATCGCCAGTCAAGTACAGAGATCCTGGTCTATCCATACACGCATTCGGTTCTCTGTCATTTAACATCACCACCCTTAAACCACCAAAATTGTTTGGTGGTTCTACGATCTGAACAGTAGTACATAATATTCGTGAAGAATGATTTGGATTCTGTTTGATTCATATCTTTTGATAGTTGATTGAGATATGATGCTGCTCTCTCCAGGGATCTATCCATTAAATACTATCCGGATCGATCTCAATTGGTATTTGCTTGTCCAGTGCAACCCTTAGAGCTGGATTCTTAGCGTTAGCCCAAATTTCTTCAGCTTTCATTGCTTTACCAACTTGCTCAGCGTCATCCGGTACGCCTTCTTTAAAGTTCGTAGTCATATTACGAGCAGCACCAACATCAAGAGCTTTTAACATTTCCTGAACAGATTCATCAGCTTGATCTGGAGCATCGATAAGCTCATCAGCTCGATCAAGTGCCTCATCTTCCGTTAAGAACTTAATCAAACCACGAACAGATGCCCTTTGAACAAAGGGATGATTTTTAATCTCATCAGGAATATTGATTACTGAACCATAAAAACCATGAGGCTCTAGTCGGAACTTAAGAGCATTGCTGTCAGTACCGTTGGCCCAGTTTGAAACATTACCAGATTGGTTCTCAATCCAATTAGTAACTTGAGACGCTTTTAGTCGTCTAATACCAGCAGATACTGGAGCATTTTTATAGGATAAATCTTCACGCGAAGCCTTATGGGGAACAAATTCGCCATCTGGATCTTTTACGGGGACGGCCTTTGATTTGCCATCTTCATTACGACTAACTGTAGCCATTTTTATATTCTCTTTTCTTTCTCGCATTTTCGATTATTTATCGAATATGGTCAAGGAAAGAACCATAAACCTAACCCTAAATAATTAGTAAATTATTATCAAGGGGATCAAGGGTTCTATCAATAACTAGGGTGATTTTTGAGTTAGCTTACTTAATCGTTTAATTCTGTAATTTTACCCAAAATTTCAGCAATCATTTCGATTGGTACTTCAGGGTTTGAGTTCACCAGAATACCAGTTTCTTCGAAGTATTTAAGTTCTTCTTCAAATAGTAAGAAATATTTTCTTTTATAAATTTCCTTAGTTTTTTCAGTTTTAATAAGATCTTCGTAATCGAATTGACCTTTAATTTCAACAATATTTTCATCATGAGTTATGAAATCTGGTCTATGATTACCGAGTGGAGTTATTATATCTGGTCCATCATATCTTCTCCAAGGAATGTTATGTTTATCACAGGCAGCAGCAAATCTAAGTTCCCACATAGAATGAAAAACGATAGCCTTATCTCCTAATTCCAATATGAATTTATCTCTGACAGACTTAACTTCATGGTGCGAGCACTTATTCGAACAATATTTCATCGCTGAAGGGTAGGAAGCTGGCTTGGTAAATTCTTCTCCACAACCAACGCAAACGGCAGACTTGGTTTTTAGTTCTGGATATTTCCCATAGGTATGACGGCATTTGACTGAACAATATCCTTTGTTCTTTTTACCTGTTTTATTGCCGCATGGACAAATTTGTGAATGATCTTCATCAAAAGTTTTTCTATATATTTTACTTGTTCGACAATGTTCACAATACTTAGCGTTCTGCGGACCAGAAAATATAAATTCTATTCCACAATTTACACAATTTTTAGGGACTATAAGTCTAAGTACTCTTTCCTTTTTCGGTCTAGCCTGATGCTGTTTCTCATTCCATTTTACTCCAGTTTTAGTCTTGGAGATTTTTTGGATAATTTCCTTTTGCTGTTTCGGAGTACGTCTTTCTTGTGAGGTCTTTATTCTGACCCCGGATTTCTTAAGCCATCTAGAGATTGTTTCTGGTTGCAGATTTAGTCTCTCTCCAATTTCCTTCAATGATAAATTGTCGTTTACATACAAAGAACGGACCCCATCAACACAATCTTTATAATTGTGCCGGTGAGATCCGTTACTCTGTTGTTCGGTATTTTGATTAGTTTGCATACTATCTACTATAGCATGAACTAACAACCTATACTACGGTTTGGGTAGTATATTTTTATATTTTTATATTAGCTCTTAACGATCTGTGCAAGGCCCCTCGGGTTCAAAACCGCTTGGCTCAAATATTCGTCCATGACCCAACCCTTGAGGAACTTCTCAGGAGTGTGGTTCTCTTCCACGTCTAGTGAGTACATAATTGGCATTACACCAAGGAACTCAGGAGATGGGGTTAGATAGATGGTACCTTGAGGAACAACGATTGAACGTTGAATCTGGAAACCACCGAATTGAACGATACGCTCACCAGCAACAACACGGTCCTTGAAGGCCCAACCAGTTTGGTTGATGTCCCACTTGTAGAGGTCTCGATAGTCAATTGGGTTAAACAATAGACGACTTGACTCCAACTGGTGAACCTCGACCAATGCTACAACATCGAACAATGAGTCAGGAGTGACATACCCTGATAGTTCATTGACAATGTGGTTAGGACTCACTGTGTGGTTAGGGTCAATAGCATAGTTATTAATTGCAGCTTGAAGAACCGTAATAGTACGGGCATCTTCCTGGATCATAATGGCCTGCTTGGACATGTCCTGTGCGTACTCAACAATGTTGACACGTAGGGTCCAGAGGTCTTCCTTTTTGATCTCAGGGAAGGTGGCAATACGATAAAGTCGAAGGGGAACTTTCTTACCTTCGAATCGTGTTACCTTAACTTCTCCCTCAGAACCGCTGAGGATATAGGCCTGACCATATTCGTCAAGAATATCGTACATGACGGGGACACCAGGTGTAAGTGGGTCTTCCAAAAGAACGTTACGGGTTAGACCCTGATAACGCAGCTTCAATTGGATAGGACCAATCATACCCTGTCCGAGTCGGACCATGTAGTTTGAACGGTCGGCTAGAATCTGACTTAGACGAGCTTCCTTAGCTTCCTTAGAAGCGGTCCTACGACCAGTAGTTTCCTCTAGACGCCCTTGAGCATCTAAAATCTTCTCGACATAATCATCAGAACCAACGGCAACGCGTGTGCCTGATTTAGTGAATGGCATTTTCTTTTCCTTTTCCTTTAGTAATTATCTCTATAATTATTCTTATAGAGTGCCACGAGGTACTAAGCGAATAACGATCTGGGTTGGACCAAGAACGTCAATCAGTTCAGCAACTGGAGTGGCATAAGAGTTAGGAGCAGCGGAAGTAAGAACAGCCTTCTGAGCACCAGTACCGGCATATAGATACACGGGAGTACCACTAGTCGAAACTGTGTAACTCTGTGTAGCATCAAATGCAGGAGCTGAAACCTGGAAATAAGCGTTGTCACCACCAATCCATACGGTGAATACATTGACCCCTGTTTGTGTAACATCGTCAATGCTGGCGTTTCGGTCAAGAGCAGCGAAGCCGAATGGCTTGGGACTTGTTGAACCTGAAACTGCTGTGTTGCCATCAAAGAGTGCGACGGTATCTCCACCAGTACGATACACAACCATACCAGAATAAATATTGCCGGTCTCTGTTGGGTCTAGAAAAGTCCCAACTGGGGTGGCCTCATATTTACTCTGAAGTGGAATGAAAGTACGATGGACGCCGACTTGTGATAAGCTTGTTAGCTGTAGCATCTATTGTATCTCCTTACTTGATACCAATTAGATAATCGTCAGCAGTAATACTTTCTTTACTGACGCTGGCCGTAGTCGCTCGACCCATATCTGGTAGTCGTCCACTATTTGTAGAAGCCACCTTTTTGATCCGAGTTCGACTTGACTCAGATTTCTCAAACATGTCAATTGATTCGCTAAATCCCTTTAACTCAGCATCTGACATTTGTTCGAACTTAGCAATATGAATAAACTTCTCATCTGGATTAACCATGTCAAGAGCCTCTAGTTTGTCATAAAGATTGAGTGATGCAAAAATTTTGGCTCGTGAAGCCTGTACTGCAGAATAAGGAACAAGTGCCGGGTTAGTAGTATCATTTGGCCAAACTTCACCAGGATGTACTCCGACTCCCTGCTCAATTCCTGTACCTTGTCCCCAGTTCATGTATGGAACATATCCAGCGTCTTCGCCATTAACTTCTTCTGGTTGTAATACATTGGTTATATGATCAGGAGTAACTGTCTTTTCATAAGTGAAATTACTTCCCGAGTCATCTAAATTCTGAACATCAGTAACTTCAAGAGTTTCCTGGTTACCATTTGTAGCAACACGATTTATAAAGTTGTCCACAGCACCCTCAGTTTCTGTCACCTTCGATGCTTCTTTAGTTGAATCGTCATCATCGTCTTCTGAGTCATCTTCGTCATCAGAAGCAAATTTATAAGTGTCTTCTACGAGAGTCTTTAGATCAGATAGATCTTTGGAAGCTTGACGATAATCGTTAGTAGCAACAAGATTGTCTTCAATATCATTTAGGATTGAAGGGATACTAGCAACAACCCACTGTAGATTTGTGTCAGTAGATGCACTCTTTACGTGATCACTAGCATCATTGGCTGCACTTTGTACACTGGAGAAACTAAAGTCATCACCATTAGAAATAGCTACCTGAACATTGTGGATGTTCTCTGCAACTTTGTATAGTTTTTCATCAATATCGTTGTCAAAATTTCCTTGATAGTTGGCATACATTTGCCGACCTTCTGGATACACAGCACTTGGATAAGTACCCGAACCAGGACCACCTACAATTTCACCATCATCAGCGGCATTTAGATCTTGAACGTCTAGTTGACGAGCGATAGGTTGATCGGCAACCCAACCTTCTACTTCATCCGCAGGAGGAGGAGATTGCTCTTGTGCTCCCCACGAATCTAGGTTAATTGTGTCTACTTGGTCATATGGAAGCTGTCGAGGAGTAGCTGGGCTAGGAGCACCACTATTCTGCCAACCATTACCAGCTTGGAATCTAGACATTAATTCTCCTCGTCTTCGCCTTGTAAATTTTTAAAGTATTCAATTTTTGCTGCATCCTCTAACATCTGTTGTCCTCTAGTAACTTTGTCACTAGCTGCAACATCTGCGTCATCTAAACTTGTTCCAGGGACGCCATTCATATCCTCATTTGAGTTTTCTGATTTATTACTTGTTTTTTTATTCTTTTTGTAACTTTTTAACTTTTTTTTCATTACTGTGATACGTTTCTCGGCGGGACTGACGAACACTCTTTTTTGTTCGATGTCTGGACTGACACCAGTGTAAGTGGGTGCCTTGAAATCTAGTTGAGATGGAGGGCGTTCATAAGTACATTCTGGTTCCCGGCACATTAAGCCAGTTTCGTCCATTAAATGACCATTGGGGCAAAGATCTAGTTTCGTTCCATGATTCTTTTGTATATATTCATAATACGTTGAAACATTTGAACTAGATAGTTTTGGATAACCTGGTGCAAATTGATCGTTATCTTTGGGTTTTTGTCTTGGAACTTTTACAGGTGTGTTTTGTGCTTCTTCAAATTCTTCAATGGCTTCTTCTACTTCAGGACTAATAAAACCGCAATCTTCACAAATACCGGATTTGTAATTATCTCCAGTACATTCAGGGCATAGACCTAATACAGTGAGGTTGACCCTCATTATTTCCTTAGCCTCTTTTTTAGGGAGACTTAAGGCAAAATCAATTAATTCGTCGGTGGCATTTAACATTTGTATGAGGGTGATTTGTAGAATTTCTTTATGATCAAAGAGGATTCGTCGGCTGGATCAAAAACGGAAGATAATTCGAAGAAATTAGGTTTAATACAGTTTTCCCAGACTCTTGATTCTATTTTGCGACCATTTTTATAAACAGTCGTCATTTGTCCTTTAAGTTTAGGAATATGAGTGCAGTATTCTGCTGGTTTTGAAGCATATTTACCACATGCAGAACATATTGTCCCTTGCACATCTGCTCCCATAGAAACACCATTAAGTTCACCATCCATTACAGCATTGGCTAACTTAGGGAATGTTAAAGCGTCTAATTCTTCTAGGCAGTAAACAGAACCATCAATAATACCACTGCCCAATTTAGTTTCCTTATATATTGATGCAAGAATTACACCACGATGCCTTTTTGGGTCCGAATTGTTATGTTCCACAAAGCAGGGACGTCCATTGAATGTTTTGTAAGACTGCTTAACTTGATCTACGGGCCAGCCATCATAGTTAGCATTTACTCGCGTACTGATTGCCCTACTAATCCTATAAAGATACCCATTGGCAGCATTGGTATCAGGGTTAAATTTAAAGTCCGACCAATCAATACTGTGCTCAGGAATCTTTTCTATATTTGAAAAATTAGTATCAATACTATTTGGTAGTGTTAGAAATGGAGCGCCATATTTTCTAAACATATAAATTTATCTATCTTTCTTTTTTGAATCATTAAAACCTTTATGCCAACCAATATGTTCAACAAGTCGTTCATTAGTAATTGTGACAGTAGCTGCTAATATCTCTACAGTGTTCTTTAAACCATCTACCTTTTCTTCAGTACGAGCAGCAACATCACCTAAATTATCAGTATTTTTTCCATTTCTAGTAATTTTATAATCAATACTGGCAATTGCTTCTTTCACTTCAGTTATCACGGCTGCTTTAACAGTTTCTGCTATTTCATTTTTAGACTCAGCTAATACTTTTTCAGTAATAGAATCAGAAAATTGAGTTTTACTTTCTTGTCTATTTTTCTTAATTGCAATATAAAGACTAACTCCTGTTAATGCAATTGCTAAAATCAAATAAAGTGTGCTAAGGTGAACTCCCGACAAAAGATTAACCGAAGCACTCGTTGACAACATTAGGCATTATTATCATAAATTGAATCATTGAGATTTAACTTATGAGTATTTCGAGCAATCTGGTGTTCCCCCTCTTGTATAATTGCCAACTTTTTTAACGGCGAGGTTACACTGAGAAAAGAACCCTCATAAAGGGCATATTTTGGAAGTGTAACATTATCTTCACCTAGTAAAAATGACATATTGACAACCTTTCATTACCTAGGTTAAGTTTACACTTTAGTTACACTATTTATCTTTTTTGTTACTTGGTTTCTTGCGATTTGGAAATTCTTGTGATCCAAATGTAACTTTTGGGCCCATATCTTCTGGATTAACTCCAGTAATGGCTTTATTATCAAAACCCATCATCTCGCTCTTATGATGATCGAAATCCATATTTGTTGGAATAATATCTTCATTCAATTTATCGTCGAAATCATTATCTTCTGGGCCAACGACATTAGCCTCTAAAATCTTTGCAATATGATCTTTCATATAAATTTCATCATACTTTTCATAGTTATCATCAACTACTATTTTTTGACCATTGGCCAGTTTCATTTGGGTTCTATATTGCGATTCCCATGGAACAGAAAACTTCATTCTATCGCC